CATACTTTTAATACAGCCGCCGCAGAGGATTACAGCCGGATCACTTCCGGCGGCTTTTTTGTTTATACTTGTTGACGCAAAGCAGATGCATTGCGCGTTGACATTTTGGATGTATTGTGCATATAATGACTTATAGGCATGTGCGCGCCTGTATAGTTGCAATGTCATGTAGACGTTTGCTTTATTTGTTGTACTCATTTTGCGCATTTGTGCGGAGGTTTCCGCGTCTGCATTATTTCAGCGCTTTCCGAAGGGAGACGGCACATAGCAAGATCAAGTACGACCAGATCATGGATGAGTGCAATCTGAACTTGCACTTGCAAAAAAGTTTCAAAAAAATTTTGAACAAAATTTTCATAATCTCAAAAACGGTTTTTCGTGCCGAAATCTGACCCTAGGGGGGTATCAAATTTTTTCCGAATATCTGGGCGAAAATTTCAAAAATTTTTTAAAAATTAAAAAACGAAAATCCTTGTCCAATTCTTAAGGTAGGGGGGATTGGAAATTTTTCCGAAAGTTTTCGGAAGTAAAAAGTAAAGCTTTTGCGGCATAATCGCTTTTGTTTAGTTCATCTATCAACTTTTCCCTTGTCATTCCAGGGTTTGTCTTCTGCACATACATTAACAATTCATCTATTTTGTCCACTATGCCGCCCTCCAATCAATGTTTGCTATCAAATCATCCAGCAAATAAATCAAATCTGCCCCATACAGGCTTATCCAGTCCGCGAGATACTCTTCCTGCTCGATTGGCATATGAATGTTATAGGAAAAGCAAAAACAATGGCAAAGCTCATGAGCCAGTATTTTGCGCAAATAACCATTTTTCGGTTTATCTGAAACATATATAGCTCTGTCGTTCCAATCTGTCACAGCAAGGCTTGTAGAGCCATCAGAGCGCATCAGCTTGCCGCTTACACTGTGAACAAATTCTATTTTCCATTCAATACCATTTATCAAAAACATATTTTACCTCCAAAAAAGAAACCACCAGCCAAATATCAGCTAGTGGTTTCTAAATTCATGCTTATTTTACCTTTTATTCTTCAATAAGTAGGTAATTGATGTATCTTGTCGCCGTATCGTTGAGGTCTCTATTGAAATCAAGCAGATCAAGAGCGTATTCCGGTGGATATCCATAACTGGCGTAATATGCCTTTTCGATTGCGCGCAAGTTATGCAGATCCGATAATTCCACGAGAATCTTGTGATATAAAAATTTTCGGGTCCATCCAAACCGTTCCAGGATTATAATTAACTTCCAGTTGTTCTTTGAAAACCATGTTTCCGTTTCATGTTTCCATCGAATCTCCCAGTGCTCAAACGGGTCTTTCTCCGTAATTGCAGGCTGCGGGTTTTTCAGCGCCTGTTCCATGTCGTGGAAGCGATTGATGTATTGAGCTGTGAAAGCCGTTCCCTTTACTCCGGTCAGCTTGTGCGCGATAAATTCGCATCCTTTCTTCGTGATGTCATAGCAAGGTCTGCTTTGGTTGTTAGCATCTTTATATGTATTTTCTCGAAAGAAATCAACCAACGCAATTTTGCTCTCGTTGCCCAAGCCAATATTGGCTTGGGCGATTTGCGATGTATATCGCCGTATATCTTTCAATAATTTGCCGTGTTCTTTCCCAACCATTTCCGAAACTTCCATACTGGTTAACGTCTGTTCTAATTGTTTCATATGAATATTGTTCATCAGCAAATCCCCCATTTCTGCTTAAATGAAATAATTGTTTTCAAAATAAACTGCAAAAATTTTTCGTCCTGTATGCTCTGGATTTCCGTTATCAGCTGTTCTTTCATCTCGCACCGCCTTTCTTGTCGGATGCAAGGTTACTTGTAAAAATCCACACACATTTTAAAAAGTGTTCGCTGAGTACATTCAGATTTTTGGTAATTTCTTCAATATACATTTCTCTCATAGATTTTTCCTGCCTTTCAATTTTTTCTTGAAAAGAGATACTCTCCATGATAAAATATTTCACAGAGAGTTATCTCGGTTGATAAGAAGTTGTTTTCGTTGGTAGCGTGGCAACTTCTTATTTTTTTTGACCTTTTAGCTTTTCAATCCCCGCTCTTATAAGTTCTAATATGGAATATCCACTTTCTGATGAAAATTTCATAATTTCATCTTTTTCTTGCTTCGATACTCGAACATAAAGTCTTTCATTCATAGGATTGTCAACTTTAGGTCTGCCTGTGCGTGGAGACATTCTCAGCACCTTCTTTCTGTACGCACATTTAATATATAATAGTACGCACAAAAAGTCAATACCTTTTTGAAAAATTTCCAAATCCACAAATCACTAGCTGATATTCAGTTGTCAATGTTCAAACAAACAGGGGCATTTCTGCCCCTGCCATTACATTTTGGAAACAAGCGTTGACAGCTTGCTTTTTGTCATTGTGCGCTCTTCCGGCGTCATGTCGGAGATAAGTTCCGCCATATCCTCCGAAAGCTCTTTCATGTATTTTTCAAGGTCATGCATCTTTGCGTCCTTGTCCTCCGGCGTATTGCCTTTGTGAAGCTCTTTGCTTTCCATGTAGCTTCTGCGGCTCATTCCGCTTTTACCCTCTCTGCGGTCACGCATACTGCCATCTGCCGCAATTGTAGGCTCTGTGTAATACATTCGCCCATGTGGTCGATCAATGTCGCGGTCATGCTCCATATCGTGATACATTTCCGGTGTCATGTGCCAGTAAGGCGGCTCGTCATATCCTCTCCGCGTTCCTCTTCCCTTTGGAGCAAACCTCCCGTTTTCATAACGATAACGGTCATAATACCGTCTGCCGTCTCCGTAACGCTCAAACATATCAAGAACCTGCTCTGGGTCTGATTCGTCCATTGATTTTGTAAGCGTCCGGTAATACATGGCTTCCGCAAGGTCTTTAAGCATGTCCGTGACTTTTCCCATCTCTTCTGTATCTACACATTCGATACCTTTTGCAAACTCACACTCTGCGCTTTCAGACAGTTTTTCGATCATTTCGTGCATTCTCTTAATATCCATAAAACCGCCCTCCTTACGCTTCCCGGACTGCAATTAAATTGCTGTTCTGAACTTCGATTGCCTGCGCAGACGTATTCTGTACCGCTACCGTAACACAGCAACCGCGAGGAACGTCCACATATGCCTGCGCCGAAACGTTAAAGAAGTTTTCAACTGCCGCCGGTGTAACAATCATTCGAGTTGACTGCAACGGTTCTCCATCAATTGCAATAGCCAGTGAAATAGCTTCAACTGTGCCACCTGTAGGAATTTGAATGTTTCCAGAATAAGATACCAAAAATCTTGCCCGGCACTGATTTGTAAGTCCTCTTAATTTAACAATGCCGCTTCCCTGTCTATGAACAATGCATTTTGTTGCGCATACCGGAGTTTCTGTAAGTGCTACATCTTCGCCCTGTGCAACTGTTTGTAATGCAATTCCTGTAAATTCTGCCATAATATTACCTCCTTATTTTAATTCTGCTATTGTTTTTGTATCGGAGCTCGAAAAAACAAATCCGTGGTCTGGAGAAAATTTTTCCATCAATAGCTCAGAATAATCTTTTTTTGCCATTTTTTCTACTGATCCAGTTATTTCCGCAAGAGTTTTAAGCTCCGAAATGTTAAGCTTTTCAAAATCAATCTTTTTGATTGCTTCGATAAATTTATTTTTAATTTCGTCCATGTATTCTACCTTCCTATTCATGAAATAAAGGGCAAACATATTTCAGTCTGCCCTTTGCGCTTATAAGTAATACTGCTTTTGCAGACATAGTCGAGTTAAACTCAATTAAGATACTCAATTATTCAATTTTGTGTAGCAACTACTTTTAGCAGCTACATCCTGTGTTGCATCCACAACCATACGCATAAGCGTTAGGATTTGGCACAACATATGCCGGGATTGCAGCTGGATTTACAGCGTTGATGATCTGCTGGGTCTGTGCCGACATTGCAGTAGTGAGCAATGCAGACTGGCGATCCTGTGAAGCGGCTCTTCTTAAGTCGTTATTTTCTGCCTGTAAGGAAGAAATCTTTTCCTGGCACAGGTAATCAAGGATTGCCCTTGTTCCTGCCTGCTGACTGTCAATAATGTCTCTCGTGTTGCTGTTCATGGTGTTCTGCAGCGCACAGGTGTTCTGCGCCATATTGTAGTTCACGCCCTGGATAGCTTCTCTGGTCTCACAGCAGCAATTAGCCAGCTGGGACTGCAAAGCATTCTGTGCCTGCATAAGTGTTACATTTGTGGTATTAAATCCCTGCTGCGTCTGATATCCAAGGTTGCAGATTGCATTGTCTACACCATGGAAACCGTTCATAACGGCGGTATTCTGTGCGTAAAATCCATCACAGAGACCATTTGCAATACCATCTAACTTCCCGATGATAGCCTGCGTGTCAAATCCACGCTGAATTGCAGAGTCGGTGTATGCAGATGCTGTCGCTCCCATGCCTCCGTTTCCTCCCCAGCCATTGCCGCCAAAGCCGCCCCAGCCAAAAATCATAGCGAAGATAATGATAGCCCACCAGCCATCGCCGCCCCACATGCCATCATTGTTTCTTCCGTTTCCTGTCACTGCTGCAATATCAGCAAGACTAGGAGATGCGTTTCCATTAAACATTTTGTTTACCTCCATCTGATTTATTTACAAATGGGATAACCGGTTATTGTGCGCGCAACCCAAAATGTACTAATGATTAAACATACTCATAACCTTTTGCTTTGCTTCATCTACTGTAATTCCTCTTTCTTTGCAGAGATTCTCCGCCATTGTCTTAAGTCCGACCGTATCTCCGCTTTGATACATCTGCATGGCATTTTTAGCCATTGGATTGTTTTGCATCTGCGGAGAATTTATCATTTGGTTCAAAATCATTTGCATCAGATTCATTCGGATTCACTCTCCTTTTTAATTTGAGAAGTTTTTTTCTGTGGAACCGGAATTTTACCAATACGTTCCTCTAACTGTTCAATTTTCCCAAACAGTTCGTCAAACTTTCCCATAAATGCCCCTGTGCACTCGTCTGATAGGTCAAATTTCATTTTTTCCGTCTCATGCGATAAATTGTTAGTCATATCATTTAAAACAGGCTTAAAAACGATTGTGCGGATTGTACCATCTGAGTTCCAGCTTTTGGCGTATATTTCCGACATATCCTGCTTTGGGAAAAACGCCACGCTTCCATCCATCGGCACATCGTTTGCAGTAATATTTTCAACAGAAGGCACAATTTTCCCATTTATTCCAATAGGCGTCATTTGTGTCTGCTGAATTTGCTGTGTTTGCGCCGGTTGAAAATAATTTTGCGGCTGTTCAATTCTTTGCTGATTACCATATGGATTATACCCATATGATGCCTGATAAGGAATTTGCTGACTATATCCCGGTGCCGGATAAACTCCGTTCATGTTCATTTTCTTCAACCTCCTCCAAAACATCCTCGATTGCGTGAATGATAGATGACTGCGTTGACAAATCTAATGATTGCAATTCTTTTCTGGCAAAAATTTTCTCAAGAACATCGTCAGAAAACATTATCATCCCTCCCTTTGCTTATATTGTGGCATAAAAAAAGACGGTAAAACCGCCAGAATACCGTCTAAATAACGCCTGTTTCCCGCCGTATCACCGCCAAAATTGCAATAAAAAAAGAACGCCTTAAGCGTTCGTACGTTTGTTCGTGTTACCTTTGGTGTTACCTTTGATTTTTACTTTCAGAAAAGGCACCATTCAGAATCTCCTTTCTTCCAGTAAAATCAAGGCTTCACAAGGTTTTCAATTTTAAAAAAATAGTAGCGGAAGGGAGATTTGAACTCGGTATCAAACCCCGCAAACCCGCATAAATACTAGGTTTCTTTACACCTAAAGGTGTTACCTCGTGTTACCTTTTACATCGATAGTGCTTTCGCAATGTATTCTTGCATCTCACTCTCTGTTTTATTATTAAAATAATAATGGTCAAGCGTTGTTCTAATATCAGTATGACCCATTTGCGTTTTTATTACAGATTCTGGAACATTTCCATCTATAAGCTTTGTAGCATATGTTTTTCTCGCCTTATGAATTGAGCGCTCACCAATTTTAACCTTATCGCAGATCACATATAAACGTCTTGTAAATGCTTGTCCTTTTATCCTTTTACCGTTTTTCATAAAAATATATTCTCCAAAAGGGTTAAGCATTTTTATTTTTCTCATAAGTTCATTGGTATCTTCGGTAATTATAACATCTCTAAATCCGGCATCGCTCTTTGGAAAATTCTGAACATCAAACACGTATTTGCCACTATCATCTCTGTATCGTATTTCTGTCTTTGATATATGTATCTTATTTTCTCCGACATCAGACCATGAGAGGGTAGATATTTCCCCAACTCTCAATCCTGTTTTAAATGCCAAAATAATGCCAAGTTCTATCAATGTAGGCTCATCTTCCATTACAAATCGTTCAATTAAAAGTTCCTCATCCTTAGAAAATACCAATTCGCAGTCTGACTTATGGTTCTTTTTAAATGACTTTTCCGAAAT